GACCGGGTATCGGGCGGCTGGTCGTCTCGCGTCGGCTATGAGCAGTACAGAACGGGCCGCAACGACTTTGACCCCTTCGCCACCACTGGCCCCATCTACGCGCTGCATGTCGCACAACAGCTTGCGGGCGGTGCCCGACAGGCAGTGCTCTTTGAGTCTGACGGCAAGCTGCAGCTGTACTACGACGCTGCTGGGGCTCCAACTCTGCGCACCTTGCAGGCAGACCGGCACATTCCAACGCCTACCGAGGCGGGCAGCTGGTTCACCGACACCCCATACGGGACCATCATTACAAACGGAGTCGACCGGCCTGTCATCGTCAACCCTTGGCCCCTTGGCAACGCTTCCGAGTCAGCGACAGCCATCGCCAGGTGCTGCAGGGCCTTCGGCTTTGCCTCATTGCCGAGTCCACCCGAACCTTTGCGGGTGAACCCGATGCCTGCAGCCAGCGGGGCAACCTTTGACCCACCGGTGATGGGCAGTGCTCTCACCCTTTGGTGCATCGCACACCCGCAAGGCATTGCTGACGGTGGGCGCTGGGGGCTCGGCTTTGGCAGCAATACGTCAAGTGGGGCGGTGGATGGTGGCAACAAATCGCTCTTCAACTATGCGGTCAGCTTCATCAGCTCGACGGGCAGTGAAGGACCAGTCAGCGAGGTTGCATCAATCACATGGGGCATGCCGGTCGGCGCTGAAGGGTTCCGCAACGCTGTAGCCATACGCCTTCCTATCGGACCTGAGGGCACTGTTGCGCGCGTCATCTATCGCACGCGGAACTACAGCGAGGACGGCATCAACGAAGGGGACACTACGCTCTTCAGGCTTGACGTAGTCCGCAACAATGTCGAGGATTTGTTCTTCGATGCGGTCAGGGCATCCAACCTCAACAGCCCCAGGCCCGACATTGCAACCGGCCCCTTGCCTGCCCCACGCGCGCGCTTCAGTGGGCTCTTCGGGGGCTGCTTGTGGCTCGACGGAGGCATCGATGACGGCCTCAGCCTGTACTACAGTGCGCCAGGTCTCATCGAGCAGTTTGGGGCCGCGAACTTTGTGCAGCTGTCCAGCGAGGGCGGTGCCATCACCGGCCTCTTCGGCAGCTACACCAACTTGCTCGTCTTTCGTGAAAGAGGCATAGACGTCGTCACCGGCACCTTTGCGGAGGGCTTCCAGGTCTCCACAATCAGCAACTCGGTGACCTGCCTGAGCCCTCACACAATCGCAGCGGTGCCCGGTCTCGGGGTTGTCTTCCTGGGTACGGATGGTGTTTATGGGTTGACAGGCGGCCTCGAGGGCGGCGCCATTGCGGACCTTGTCAACCTGACTGTGGGTCAGGATGAGCTAATCCAGCAAATCACACCCGACTGCCTACCGCGCGCGGTTGCGGTGTTCAGTGCCGCGGCGCGACAGTACCAACTCTTCTTCCCAGCTCAGGGCAACGACCGCCCGAACCGCGGCCTCGTTCTGCACCTTGACCGGCTTGCGCTCATCGACTCCCAGCGCCTGAGCCCGTGGAGCACACGCCGAGGCTTCCCAGTGGGAGCACTGGCGACTCGGGCAGATGGCACCATCATTTTCGGACATCACACCGGGGCAGAGGCAGGGGGCACGAACTCACAGCGCGGTCTGTTCGTCATGTCGGGCAAGCGAGCCTTGGGCAGCAGCATTGTCGCCGACCAGATGACATTCAAGGGCGCACCAACAAGCGTGTACCGTTCAGCCTGGTGGTCTGCCGGTGACCCTCAGCTACAGAAGCAGGTCACATACGTCACAATATGGGTCATGACGACCGGCGACAGTACCATCACGATGAGGCACTACAAAGACTTCGACCTGGTCCCCGTGCTTGAACGCACCTACCTCGCACAGCCCCCTGACTCGGCTGAGCTGCCGACCCTCGACAAGGCTGTACTCGGAGCTGCGGAGTCCTATCGAACTGAGCGCTTAGTTCCCCTGCGGTACAGTGTCGCGCACATGTCCGCGGCGTGGTTCTGCTTCGAGCTCGAAACGACGGCAGATATCATCCTGGTGGGCCATGAGTATGAGTTCACCACGAAGGGCACGAAGGTCGTCATGGGGAGGCGCGCGTGAAGCGTTGGACACAGCGAGACGCGACAACGGGCGGAACCCTCAGCCCCGACGCCATCAATGACGAGCTCAGGGCGCAGCAGTCGAGCATCACGACGCTCGACCGAGACCAGCTACCAGAGGCCTACGTTACCGAGTCCAGGTTGAAAGACTACGGCATCCTACGGGGCTATGTCGACCCATCGCACCCGACAGGAGGAGAGCAGAACTCGGTAGTCTTCGCCGTAGCCGGACCTTCCAATACTTGGAACGCTGCAGCCTTCCGGGTGTACCCTGGGGGATGGCAGAACGCATCGAGCGGCAACGCGGTCGTCCTTGCCGGCTTCAAGGGCGGCCACCTGCACATTGAGTGGGCCGGCAACGCCTACATTTTCGGCAGCATGGCGAACGGCATCAACGTCCCAAGGCCAAGGAGTCCGAGATACCTAAACCTTCGCATCACCGCAAACGGTGTGGTGATTGCGGAAAAGCGTGGCCCAGGATGTCATGAAGCCTTCCGCGTCATTGGGTCGAGCCTGGTGCCACAAGGGGACATCACCCTGCGCTTTCAGTGGCGCATCACCGGACCGTCGCAGGATGACGCAACGGTCACAACTGCCGGCATGCCGGTCACTCAGGCGCACCTCTACAGTATGCGCTACCTGGCAATTGGGAGGTGGCGCTAATGTCCAGAATCACAGACGGCCCCATTGAGGACGGTGACACGCTCAACGCGGCAAGTCTCAACGACCGCTTTGCCAGCTACAACCAGACAGACCTAAACCAGTTCAACCACCGCGACGCAGCTCATGACCTGCCACAGTTCGCCCCTACGAACTGGTTGCTGACTCATGCTCAAGAGCAAGCCATCGGGTTGAACGACTGGAAGCACAGCAGCTCGGTGACCGTCGCAGGTCAGACCGCAGCTGTACCGGTAGACCCTCACCCAATCGAAGACGGCGCAGGCAACCCAAGCGTCATGAGTTTCGGTTCCGGGCTGACGATTTTGAACAGCGAGGTCTTGCGCGTCTACTGGAACCTCTCGGTCAAAGCGACGCAGGGTAGCAACTGGGACCAGTCAGGAAGCCTCGGCTATTACGATTTCAATGACGGCAGCGGCAGTTCAACAAAGACAGACACCTGGGGCGGTTGCTGGGTCTTCTACCTGGAATGGGACATCACCAGCGCAGCTCGCAACAACTTCGAGCCCGTCACCGGGCAGGGCGCATTCAAGACCACAATCGGCAGCTATCGCGGCGAGCCTCTCACAAACATGGAGTCGAGCAGTGTAGTCCCTGCCGGCCTGCGCTACGCGAACACCCCAGACAACGGCCTACTGCCACGCGCAAGCGTTGAGAGTGGTCAACTCTGGCGCGGCATTTCGGGCGCCTGGTTCTACCCGCGCACCCAGCCTGCAGCCATTGTAGTGTACGGCCTCAGGGTGGTTGTCAAGGGGGTGATGCACCCGTTCAAAACCGGGAGCGTGAACTACCTGGTCCATGATGTCATCTACAGCAACGGCGCAAGCCTCGCATACAACGGCGGGAACCTCGCGGTTCTGAAGCATCGGGTGAAGTGAATGTCATTCAGCCCACCCAACACTTTCAGCGACGGAACCGTCTGCACCTCGGCAGCCCTGGAAGGCAACAACCAGGCCCTTCGCGTCTATCTGCACGGTGGCATCGTCTCGGGCGACGTGCAAGCTGTGCAGTGGATTGACACCCGCCACATTCAGCCGCCCAGGTACGAGCCGTTCAGCGGTGTGCAGCACGGTGTGAGCGGACACCAGGGCGGGAATGACTCGGGGCTTGTTCGCTTGACCTTCTGCACGAAATACTTGAGCGGGCAAGGCCGCACCAGCTCGCAAGCCTTTCACCTCATCCCTGGCACCGCAATTACAATCGATGCCCGGCGGGCATGCACTGCGGTCTTTCACTACTGGTACGAGCTTGAGGCCGGCCCAGATGAAAGCACCGCAGGTGGGCAGGTCACCGACAATGACCGGCAGGTCTGGATAGCGCCCTACGTCAACCAGGTCGCAACGGCTTACACGGCCTACCGTGGGCATGCACAAGAGGCGTGCAATCCTCAGTCGGTCGCGAACATGTGGCGGAACACACAGCCCATCGGCGCCGCTGTGCCCTACACCGTCGCAGGCGCTTACCAAAGCCGTGACGGCGTGCTTGTTCACAGTGCAATCAACGGCCGTACCACCTTCGGCCTTGCTTCCCACTCCCAGATTGACCGCGTAGCCGTAGTCAACTGGGGCGTAGCTATCGAAACCTTCTACCTCTGAGGCATCATGGACCCCATAACAATCGGCCTCATCGCAGC